GGTCTGCCGTTTAACCAGTTGGGAATAATCCAAAGTTCCCATTTGAATCTCTTGAGTGAGTTCTTTCGGTGCTTTGGTATCTGCAACAGAAACAATTTGTTGAATCTTTTGGGTAATTTCTTCGGGTGTTTGAGAGCCAATACTTGACACAACTTGTTGAATCTTTTGGGTAAGTTCTTCGGGAAGGTCACGACCTGTTACGGATAAGACTCGAACAATCTTTTGGGTAAGTTCTTCGGGTATTTCAGAACCAATGCCCGACAAAACTTGTTGAATCTTTTGAATAAGTTCTTCGGGTTCTTGGAAACCTACTTCCGTTAAGACCTGTTGAATCTTTTGAGTAAGTTCTTCGGGTTCTTGGAAACCCGCCGCCGTTAAGACCTGTTGAATCTTTTGAATAAGTTCTTCGGGTATTGCGGGTTTTGCTGCTGCCACAATTTGCTGAATCTTTTGGGTAAGTTCCTCTGGTGTTTGAGATTCAATGCTTGACAAAACCTGTAGAATCTTTTGAGTGAGTTCCTCTGGTTGTTTGTGACCCGCTTCGGCTAAGACTTGTGTGATCTTTTGAGTAAGTTCCTCTGGTGTTTGGGCATCTCCTTGCCGAATCACTTGGGTAAGTTCTTCTCGTGTTTTGGTGTCTATTGCTTTTGGTTTCCGCCCTTGTAGTTTGAAACTCTGTTTTGCAACCGCATCCATTGAGCGCAATCTTTCGTTGATTTCTTTCAGTTCTTTTGCCTCTGCGGGAGCAAGCGTCACCTTCGGCTCGGCAGCAGGCTTACCAAGAACGCTCGTTCGTATATCGCTACCTCTTTGTCTCAAGGATTCGATATCTCCCATAAGCGGTTTGTCTTCTATTCTTTTGTTCCAACTTTCAAGGAACTTGTCAACATCACGCCGCATAAGGTTTGCACGACCGCCACCTTCTTTTTCTCGTTTTTGTCGTCCCGCCAACTGCCGTTCTAGGGCTGCGATCTCACGACTTGCAGCCAAAACCTGGACTTTCCTCTCCCTTTAGCCAACCAAACCCCAACAAAGACTTGTTTGCTTTCAATACAAATATCTCAATTTGAGTTGCCAAGTCATTGATGAAGTTCTTGAAAAAGTGTCCCAGTTTGATTATTGCAACACCGACAGCACCAATGATTTTTTCGATTGCATTGCCCTTGACTGAATCTACTTCTGTAAAACCACGAATTGCAGTTGCTACTGCTTCGCCAGTTTCAATCATCAATGACTTTATATTTTCAAAGGTATTCCTGAACTTATCCCAAAGAGTTGCAAGCGCGCCAATGGCAATGTCTATGGCTTGCGGCAATTTTGTCTTTATCCAAGTGATCGAATCCTTGATAAACTTTTGAATGCGGTCTTTGTTCTTTTCTAAAACTCCACCGATCTTGTTCCACAACTTCACTTGGCTATCGGCAGCACCGCGAAGGGTGGGTTCAAGAATATCGGTAATGGTAATCATTACATCAGCGATTGCCGACTGAACTATCTTGAACGAAGTGGCGAGGGTATCGCGTTGGGTTGCTGCAATCTTTCTGGTGAAGCCGTCCACATTTGCGAGTTGCTCAGTGTACTTGCGTATGGCTTCCTCACCCTGCCCGACGAGTTGCAAGAATGCCACACCACCCCGTGCGCCAAACATCTGCACGCCTAGATCGGCAATTTCCATTTCGGATAATTTTTTGGTTGCTTTGCCAATCTCACCAATCAATTTGCTGATGGGTTTCATTTGACCTGCGGAAGTTTGAACCGTTACGCCCAACTTCTCTAACTTCTTTTGAACCTTGCTTGTCGCAAGACCCATCAAGACTTTGCGAAGTCCTGTACCTGCCATCGAACCGCGATTGCCCGCCGCAGCCAAAGCAGTCAAAGCACCGACAAGTTCCTCAACATCTTTGCCGACCGTTCGACCGACCGCGCCCACGAACTTCATGGCTTCGCCAAGATCGGTTGCGTCCATGTTTGCGGAGGTGAATGCCTTGGTCAAGACATCCATTGTGTGTTCCAAGTCTGAAGCCTTGAGTTGCATGCCGCCCATGACGCGCGCAGCAATATCGGCGGCACTTGCAAGATCAAGACCCGCAGCAGCAGCGAAGTCAAGAGTTGGAGCCATCGCCGTGATGACATCTTTGGTTTTGAATCCCGCCATTGCGAAGATGGACATGGCATCTGCCGCTTGGTTTGCACTGAACTCGGTTGCCCGACCCAATCGCTTTGCCTCTTCACGCAATGCTTGGAACTCTTTGGTGGTTGCACCTGTCAACGCCTTCACGCGAGACATTGATTGCCCGAACTTTGCACCAACTACAACCGACAACGCAACGAAAGCCGACAACGCAAGAACGCCACGCTTCGCCCATTTTATGATTGCAGAGAAAAGCGTGGTTACCACTTTGTAAATTGTTTTGATAACCGCGCCCACAACTTTGAATGCAGCAGTCAATACATTCTTGATCAGATTTGCAAGACCGCTAAGTATCCTGCCAATAACAGAAGCACCGCCACGCGAAATGCTCATTGCACTTTTCATGCCCGCCTTCAACTTGCTCAGGTTCGCCCGAACTTCAACAAAAACTTCGCCTACTTTTCTACCTGCCATCTATTACTCCTACTCCGCTTTCGTTGGTGCAATTCCCATGCTTGCAAATGTCGCTTCGATTTGTGCCGGACTTGAAACACCTCGAGAGGGAGCAGCGAGAGGTGCGGATTCGCCACCACCCCCCCAAGGATTTGTCAGTTTCATTACCTCTGGCAGTTCTTTGTAGTATGCAACAAATTGACCGAGCGACATCTCCCACACCACATCAAGGGAAGTCGAAGACAACGCCGCCAATGTCAGGATTGACCGAACCCAATTCACGGGTTCGTTGGTTCGTTTCCCAAGTCATCTTCTTCCTCTGTTTCTTCTTCGGGCATTCCAGTGATCTGCCCAAGTATTTCGGTTGCATCGTTGATACCCACAAATAAGTCCATTACAGTTTGCTGCGTCACCTCTTTGTGGTTGCGAGAAACCGAACGCCACAACAGCCAAGACAAACCCGCAAATGTCATCGCCTCGTTCAGCATCGCATCAATGTCAAGCGGGGTTTTTATCCACTCAGAATACAGTTGCCGCTTTTCACTGTTGGGCAATTCTGCCTTGTTGATTTCTTTTCGTCGCTCGTTCTTCAGGTGTTCACAAAAGCCCGCCCAATCGGATAGACCAAGTTGGACGAACTCATACTGTGAACCACGAAGCGTTATATAGATCGGACTTTTGATTGCTTTTTCAATCGTTGTCATTTTGCACCTCTTCTAAAATGTTATGTCTTTACCCAAGTTGGTGGGGCTGTACCACGGAATGTGTACGAAACCTCGTTCGCCCCATCTATGTTCACAGTTGCATCCACGCCTGTGATAATTATGTTCCCTACAATTTTTCCATCGCCTGTTTCTGAGTTGAAATGAAAATTGCAAGAGGCTGCTGCATCTCCAACGCCTGTCTCTGCGGCGGATGCATCTGGTGCCAAACCAACTACCGAATCATCCCATAACGCTGTCCAACTTCCTGTCCATGAACGCCGCCCGCCAATGTATGTGTCCCATTGATTTACTGAACCCATTGCGGTTGTATCAAGTTCTGCTCCCGCGAAACTGATCGACCACTCCTTCACATTGCTATCAATTCCTGTTCCCGCGAAAGCAACGCTCCCGCCTAATCCATTTACTACTGCCATGACTTTAGTCCTTCAATCCTGAGGCGACATAATCGCAGGTATGCCGCCAAGATGTTCCCTCCAGTAATGGAGGGGCTTCGTTATCCATTCTCATCTGCGTCTGAGAATGTCCACTTATCGTGTAAGTTGCTCGCGATAGTACGCCACGCAGCGCATCGCTTATATCCATGCAGGCTCTTGCACCTGCTTCTTCACTTTCCAAAATGTCAAACTGAAAACGGATGAAGTACCCATCGGTTTGCATAGTGTTATCACTGACAATACTTATGACATGGAATACCACATAGGGATATGTTTCGTTTTTGTCGGCTTGCGAATAACGCAAGCGTCCCTTGGTAGAGCCATCTCCACCAATGGATGTATTGAAAGCGTTGTCGGCTGTCAAGAAGTCAAACAAACCAATCACCACATTTGCTAGATCAACCGCCGCCACTTACGCACCACCAGTCACGAAACGACCAGTTGATGGATCGCGAAAACTACCGCCACCAGATACAGCCGCCACAGCCGCGCCAATAATTTTATCAATTTCTTTTTGCTTATTATCAAAAGCAGGACGCAAGTATGGTCGCGGTGCCAAATTGTTTTTGGGTGAACCAAACTCCAACGCCATGCCATATACATCGGTTGGCGGAGCAGGACCGACCTTGGCAAAAAACTCACCCCACCCAGTTCTTGCTCCCTCAACTGAAATCCACTTGCTCAAATTACCCGTTTGAAAAAACGGAACTTCGCCCGGCTTTGATCTTGACAGTGCCGACCTTTGGAATCTGCCTGTCGCCCTGTTTCGAGTTACTTTTTTCCCTTTGTTTTTATTGAGCAATAATTTTGTTTCTCGCTGCACAATAAACCCGCACGCCAAAATTGCCTTTTCCACAATGTTCTTGGCATCCGAAAGATATGCGGGGGTCATATCTTCAACGTGGGTTATCTTCCCACTCAAAGACTCAGCACCGCCGCCGCGTGAAGCCATCTTGCTTGCAATGTTTACAACTACGGTAGGCAATGGCATTATACTTCTTGCTCCAATACCAATTTCAAATAGTAGCCCGCCGTATCAACATCCAATACCGCACGAATCAAATATGTTTCGCTGCTGATTGAAAGCCGATCCCCAAGAACAATGTCAGGCGCACCCGAAGCGTATCCATGGTGCGATACATTCCATTCTTCCCTGTCGTACTCGTTTGCTTTTGCACCCGACAAGGGTTGCAGTACAATGCTCTCGGTGCTGCTTGTTGCCCACGATTCAAGTGTTGCACCGAACGCATCACGGGTAAGCGTCTTGCGTTGAACGGTTGCTGTCACATTTGACATTGATGCAATGCTCACAATGAAATCCTTGAGTATCTTGAAAGCCTACTCGATGGGCTGAATGTTACCTGTGCAGAAAGTGCATAGGAATAATCGCCCAACTTTTCGGACTTCACTGCCAAGTCTTTGTCCTTGAGGTTCCAAGCCGCTTTCGC